TAAAGAATATGACAGAATTGCGATCAGTGACTGTCTTCGACACTACTATCATATACAGACTTATTCAGAATAAGGTAATAGGCGATTACTACTACGACCCGACTGATAATTCAAGTGCGGATGATAGTGCTACCGTAATCGTAATTAACGGTAAGCGGTTAAAAAAATATTTCGGTGGGATATACCGGCCGGAGGACTTTGGCGCCCGCGGGGACGGCATAACCAACGACTGGTGGGCCTGGCAGAAGATGATTAATTACCTCGCCACATCCACAGGTGGTGGGGCCATATGGTGCGACCCGAGAGCCAATTACAAGATAGACACCAATCATGTTATAAACATACCGGGCTTTTCGGACAGAAAGATATTGGTGGTGTACGGCAATGGGTGCAAAATTACCGGGAAAAGAATTTTCCAACGCCGGCCAGCTAACCAGAGTCAGGCCAACACCTGGCAGGGGTTCGCTCCCGTATTCCGGGAGATACAATTCGTCGGCAGCGGCGGCATAGCAGACAGTAATGCGGTGGCTCTGGATATCGGCGCTACGTACGGTGCGATGGTGGAAAAATGCACATTCACGTCCTTCGACACTGCGATTATCTTCCGATTCGGCTTAAACAGTACAACAAGGCAAAACATTATTGCACCAAGAAAAGTAGGAATTGCGTTCACCCATGGCGGCGTGTGGGGTGGCGGGGCTTCTACTGCGCAAAGTAATGGCAGTGTGTCTGATCAGGATCGCATATTCGGTACCGGCAGCAGAGGCGAAAAGGGCATATACTTTGAAGCTGCAAGTGATTGTGAAGTACGACGTGCGATCGTGGAAGGTGCTGCAATGGACTATGCGATATACTTCGACTCGCGCAGTCAAACGGTCGTTACGAATTTCAGAATTCTGGGGGCGCACATCGAATTTCCGACGGGGCCAAAGCGCGCTGCCATCTTCCTCCGATCAACTGGGCAGATAGATGTGGAAGACATATACATCCAAGTCGTAGACACTTTCATGGTCGTTGACGGAACGCCCGCGGTGAACGTTCATATTCGCAACATACCTTTTTTGCCAACAGGTGCGAAGTTCGCCTCGTATGAATCAGGTAACGGTTTTACTTTTTCCGGCATGCCGTCTACCTTTTTTCCAAACAGCACTTTCTTCGTGGTGGGTGGTGGCTTCAACTACCCCGTTGTGCGGTACAATAGCACGTTGTCTGTACACGTTGGAAACAGCGATGGGGGCGAATATATCATACGAGATTCATCGGCTACCAATGTTCGTGGATTCGGGTTCAGCAAATCTTCGAACGGCTCACTTAGAATTTATGGCGGTCATCTACTCTTCAATGAGCACAACACATATGACATTGGGCTTTCCTCGAATCTGTCACCGCGCTCGATCTTCGCTGGCACGGGTATGGCCGTCGCGCAAGGCGCAAGCGGCTTTAGATTCGGCGGGTTGACAGGGGTAGGCATTACTGATATATCAGGGGAGTCTTCGTCATTGCGATGCGCAATCGGCACTGGCAACAGCGCCAGTGCAACGGGAGGCCTTGCGATTCCCTACGGCACCACAGCACAGCGGCCTTCAGCAAACATAAACGGGTTTATACGTGGTAACTCTGATACTGCGGCACTGGAATGGAAGATCAGTAACGCGTGGCACGCTATTGCCTCTCGGAATTGGGTGCGCACAACACTAAATGATAGCACTTCAGCCTTACGCACACTGATAAACAGCAAGGCAACGCAAGCGGCATTAGTGGATACGGCATCGGATATACGGGAAGCGCTGGCAGATTCGGCGGCTGCGATTCGTTCTGAATTAAGTGTCGGTCTTACAGGCCTTACCACCGGTAGAATCACATTCGCAAATAGCTCTACTTCGATCAGTGACGACGCGAACCTGCTGTACAGTCCCGAACGCGGCGGTACGTTTTCGTTAGGTACAACATCTGTTGTAGGTCGGTTTAATATCGGTGGCAACAGAAATTTTGATGGGACCAATTCCACTACGGGCTGGGGGGCTGGGTTCCTATCTGAATCGGCTACGTACACAGACACTGTGGTGGAGGCAAGTGGCTCGACCAATTTTGCGCAATATTATCTTGCTGCTCCCACTCTGTCTGCAAGCAATTCAAGCGTTACTACATCTTTCCCCACCACTCTGCGTGTAAGCGCACCGATTATGGGCACAAACGTTAGCACTTCAACATACCCGTTGGCTTTGTATGCTGGCGGCGCTGTTCGGATAGAAGGAGCGATCCGTACCGCGATCAGAGCGGCAAGTAGCGGCTCAACAGCGTCATACGCATACAGTACCTATACGTGTGACGCATCAGGTGGTAATTACACCATAAACTTACCGCTCGCTTCAGTCTACACGGGGGTAACGTTCACATTTAAACGTGTTGACAACTCAGGTAATACCTGCACTGTAGTGGCCACTGGTGGCGATACGATAGACGGTGCGTCGGATTACGCATTATCGGCGCAGTATAAATACGTGAAGCTAACGAGTGATGGAACGCAATGGCTGGTTGTTGGCAGTAATTAATAAGTGCACATTATGAAAAACACACTAATCCTTTTACTTCTTATTCTTCCGGCACTCCTGCAGGCACAGATAATAGAGAAGGTGCCTAAAGCCGGCACTGGCACGTACGGGCTTGTGATCTACAAGCCTTCCGATTATCAGGAAGGGAAGCTGTATCCGCTACAGGTGTGGTGCGCGGGCATTGCTTCGCGCGGCCCCGGCAGCAGTACGTCGCTGGAAGTGCTGATAAACGGGGAGATACCGAAGGGGTATCTGAAAGCTGTGGAGAAGTATAAATTCATTCTTGTAGCACCTCAGACATCAGATAGCTATGATGCGGAGATTGACTATGCGCGCAGCTACGCGCTGAGCAAGTTCAATATTGATAAGGAACGTATAGGGCTGCTGGGATTCAGTCTGGGTGCGGGGGACATTGTGCGTTATGCTGCCAATGCGGCCAATGCAAACAAATTCGCATGCCTGGTTCCAATCGCTATGACATCGCAAAACGTTAACTGGTCGAATATCGTCAACCAAAAACTGGCTTGTTGGTTCTTCCATAACGAGCATGACGACAATGTGGGAACGAAGGTTGAGTATACACGCAATGCGGTGAAGGCGATCAATGATCTGAAGCCCACTGTACACGCAACAATGACGATTTTCAATGCTGCCGGGCACGGTGGTGCTTCTGAAGCGCTCAACCCTGATGCACCACCAGCCGCACCTAACGGATGGGGGCTGGTCAACCCGGAGCTGAACGTGTTTGAGTGGTTTTTAAAGACGACGGAAAGTAGTCCCGTTGTGCCTCCGGGCGCATTAGCGCCTCCGGGTCTGGTCGCTAATGGAAAAATCACGCTGAAGGGTGGCGTGGCAACACTTGACGGCAGCGGGTCGTATAACTACAAGTCGGCTGACTGGCGTGCTATAGCAGTGCCCAGTGGTGTAAACGTTTGGGACGTGAATGCCTGCGCGTGGGTTGTGTGCGAAAACGTGAAGCTGCCGAAACCGGGACAGTACACGTTTCGTTTAACCGTGTATGACGGGAAGGGCGGGAAAGCTACGCAGGATGTTACGGTGAATTATAACGGGTCTTCGGAACCTGTACCGCCTACGCCGCCTACAAAGACGGTAATCGCAACCTACAGGATCATAGTGTACAATGACGGCACCACGGAAGTAATAAAAGAATAACTCACTATCTAAATGGTAAAGTACGTGCATAACGAACTTGGTAATGGCAGCACCCTTGGCGGTTGTATTACGATCGCACTGTTTATTGTATCGCAGCTGACGCTTCATGACGTGGCGGCTATTGCAACGATCATAGCAGGCATTGTAACGACGCTGTACACACTGTATAAGTGGAGAACGTTTATAAAGAAAAACAAGAATCATGAATAACTATCTCATCGTAATAGTCGGCTGGTTGCTCGGCCAATCAGCTTATGCGTGCAAAAAAAGCTGGGACCTGCAACGGCGCTTCGAAAAGCTGTCGTTCGTCGACGCGCTGGTGTTGCACTTCACAAAAGAAACAGCTGCGTTCGCCTTCGGCGCTATCATGCTGTTAATCGGCATGTTCGTTATTGCCGACTTTATCAATCTCGATTTAAAAAAAGAGGAATTGAAGGATATGGATGTGGCGAAGTGGAAAGTATACCTCATTAATTTCCTTCGCTGTATCAGTGTGTTGTTCGGCTACCTGTGCCAGAATATCGGCTATTTCCTCTTCGGAAAAAGCGAGAAGATATTAAGACAGCGCGCAAACGCGGATGGTGTGCAGATTCCAGACAACAGATAAACAACGTTTATGAATGCGTTTTACTACATAGGACGTGCGCTATTAATCGCTATTGCGCTGGGTGTGGTTGCCTATCTGCTGTTAGGCAAGCCCAGCTGCAAGTCAGAACCGATATACGATGCCGACCTTAGCTACGTACAGGAATTGCAGCGCGTGCGTGACTCAGCCCATGCTGCTGATGCCGCGAAGGAACAACAATACAGGGAGCAATCTGCCAGACAGCAGCATATCATCGACAGCATGTCCGTGCAGCTGGCGGTCACAAAAAGCATGCTGAACAACAGCCAGGCGCGTGCAGCAGAGCTGGCCGCCGGTGTGATCATCAGTAAAAACAATAATGATACAGCAAGCTATGTGCGCCATGCCGATAGCCTGGCGAGTGAAGTGAATACGCTCAACGCGACTATTGACAGATACGAAGAGATGAGTACAGAGCTGTTTAACGTCATTGACAGCATGTATGAAGCAACTGCGCAGCGGCTGCAGGAAAAAGACGCGTTGTACGACGAGCTACAGAAGTCGTTTGACAAAGTAACTGTAAAGTACAGTGTGCTGCACAACAGCTATGAAAAGGCAAAAAAGCAAAAGTGGTCAATCGGCATCGGTGCAGGCGTAGGACTTACTACGGACGGAAAGCCGGGTGGGGCGATCGGCATAACTATTTCGAGGACGCTTATTCGGCTTTAGTATGGGTGTTGGTGGCGGTGAAGTAGAGACTTGTATTAAAATGAACAACTATGAAAATAATGAACAACAGATATTTGAAAGAATTTCCTAATTGCCCATCTGAAATCCCTGATCAGTTATTGGATAATGAATGGGCGCTCCGAATTCATGGGCAATCCTTAAGCCGTCTTAATGAACGCGGCGGCACGAGCCCGGTAGAAATAATAGTAAACATCGAGCGGAAAAGTTACCGGGAATTTGATAGGCTCGATGCGGGCGCATGTATTGAAAAGATTATTAAGTATATACAAACCTCCGAAGCGGCAACCTGAATAAAAATCCCCGACCGAAGCCGGGGAGTTGCGTAATCCCTTAGTTATCCGCGGAGGGGCGGGGCGCTTTAAAGGTAATCAAAAATCAATAATATGCCTAACGAAAAAAAAATCATGGCCGGAAAGATATTGGAGGGCATTACTGTTCGTCCCCATTTTAATTGGACTAATGGTGGTGGCTGTCAAAGGCTGGCACTGGACGGATACGGCCAATAAACCCTTTTGGTGGACATTCTGGGTGGTTGCTGCAATCGTGGCGTTCATTGGTTTCATTGGCCTTATTATATGGTTCAGCAAATCCCGTAAAAAATGGTGACCGACTTCGTCAACAACCTGATCTTCGCCGGCCTGAGCATCGCTATGGCCTTCCACCATGCGCGGTTGATCAAGCAGAACAGACCGATCAGACACGGGCTATGGGCTTGCGCCTATATGGGCGCCGTGGTGCTTTTCTGTGTGGTATTCACCTGGTGGTACTTGCCTATCCTGGTGCTGAACCGGGCGGTTATCTTCAGCCCTGTATTGAACCTGCGGCGCGGCCTACCGATTAATTACATAAGCAGTTCTACCACGTCCATTATTGATAAACTGGAAAGCCGGTTGTTTGGCAGGAACTGGTATAAAAGGATGGCGTGGTATATAGGGTTGTTTATCCTTTGTTTACTCATTAAAGCACTATTATGAGCCCCTCCGGGAATTGTATCAAACAAATAAAGAAACATGAAGGATTGCGGCTGAATGCATACCTATGCCCTGCAGGTGTTCCCACTATTGGCTACGGCGCAACGTTCTACGAAGATGGTGCGAAAGTCAAGTTGGGCGATAAGATTACTATTGACCGGGCCGACAGTCTGCTGTTGCACACGGTAACTGCTTTCGCCGGCAATGTAGGCAAACTTATTAAGTCGCAGGTTAACCAAAACCAGTTCGACGCATTGGTGTCATTCGCTTATAACGTAGGCGTCGGTGCATTAGCGAAATCAACACTGTTAAAAAAGGTAAATAAAAACCCAAACGATCCATCAATTCGGGTTGAGTTTATGAAGTGGACAAAAGCAGGAGGCAAAGAATTGCAAGGGTTGGTAAAGCGAAGAAAACAGGAAGCCGATCTATATTTTTCATAACTCGTTACCCGCAATTGGGTGACTTTCGCGGGACCCGGTTCCCGCCGGGGTTTTTGTTCCTGAGACACTACTCCGTTTTAAGATGTTTGCATTTTATCTTACTTCGGACAATAAGTCGAAGCAGAATATAGTCTTTTTATGAACAAAAACAAAGCCGTCTTTTGAAGAATAATATAATTCCGATTCGCTGTATGGCAGCGCTTCAGCAACTACATCGTATTGCTTGTTTTCGTCAATATTGGATGGCTTGAATTGCCTAATTAGGTACCCGTTGATTGTGTACCCTTCCTCGACAATTTTTCTTAGATCACGTCCAGAAAGTTGGACGTGGTAGTGGTTTTCATATTCCAATGAAACACCTTCGGGAGCTTCATTGCTGTAAATTCGCTCCTCCCAGCGCATTTTATCTTTATTCCAAAGACTATAAAACCCTATAGGCTGAGGTTCTGACTTTATGGACAGCTGGTTCAAAGCTCCTTTCAAGTGTTTTAAATATTTTTCCATAATATTCCCGGTTACGCTTCCGGGTGGCGTTTATTAGTTAAATTTTTTGCTGTCCTGCCTCCCAACCTTCTTCATAGATATCATATCCTTCATCCTCCATATACCGTCCTCGGTTTTATTCCGCAGTACTCTGCCAGCTTACAACACTCCCCCAGTGTCAGCTTCAGCGGATTGGCCAGCACAGTTTTTAACCTGCCATCTGACATGCCGATGGCTTTTGCGGTTGCCGGTGTAAGGTAGTGGGTGAGAGGTTTCATACTTAAAAATCTTCTTCATCTTCCGTTTCGTTCACTATTCTTTCTTCTTCGCGCTCATGCAGCGCTAAAAAGTTCCAGCAGTCGGTTAGTATCTGATCAATCTCATGTGCGTCTGGCTTTTCACCATCTAACCATTCCTGCACGGCGATGCTGTTTATAAATTCTTCGTAGGAGGCAAAGTAACTTTCGCCGTAGTCGAAGCGCAGAAACAATCGGGGGTATGTCAACTTGATGATAGCAAGTTGATCCGGATACAATAGCAGGTTTTCTGCAATGTAAAAGCCGTGGAAGGCGTCGGGGGTTGTCATAAAGCGTCAATAAATGGTTTAAGCGTGTCTTGGTAATACGCCATCTCAACAGTCCTTCCAGTTTCTGATTCAAAGTAAACGATGTATCTATCTCTATATTGAAAGACAGGTGTTCCTACCTTAGCGGCCTTCAGGCCCACGTATGCCGCAAACTCTTTGTTAAGCGTGCCAATCAGCTTCGGCATGTCGCTTTTTTCTTCTGTTGTGGTGCTTGAAAGAAAGTTGATAATTAAGTCAGCAAGTTGTATTTTTTGTTCCTTTGTCATTAGTTAAATTATTTGCCGCCGCGCCATTTGTGCCAGCCTTGTGCGCTTTGCCGTTTGCTTTCATTGTTTGCACCCGTTAGGGTGTGTGAGCACCATTTCCTGCGGCATTGTTATTTTAATTCGGTTTCTCCAAAAATTTTCTCCAAATCCACTTCCAGATGATGCGCGTATATGCTGATATAATCCGTGCCGATATTCCATTGGCCCGCTTCGATCTTTGATACCGTCGGTCGGCTCAGATTCGTCATATCTGCGAACTCCTGCTGTGTATAGCCTTTTTGTTCGCGAATGCGTCGCAACCAGTCGCCAATCAGGCGCCGGTTGCGGTGGAGTACCTGCTGTTCAATGTTTCCTTTCATGATAATTCCGGTGGCCTGTTGCCCGGCCGTTGGTGCGATTACGGGGAAAGAAGGGGCCGAAGCCCCGTTCGTTAAAGTGTAACTATAATTGGTTTGCGCGTGCCATCCACGGTAACGTCCTGGGTAGCCATTTCGTTTTCAGCAGACCGGTCGGTACCGAAGTTGTAGGCTTCCTCAATATCATCCGTCCAAAAAGGGAAATCATGTTCACCTGGGCTGCCTTCATCGCTGGCGCTGGTCAAGTAACCTTTGGGATTGGCTTCGCATTGTACACCGTAGTATTGTCCGGTTAATTCGTCTTGGATGAGAACTTTTGTAGTCATATCTTTTTCGCGGAGTTTATACACCTGCACCGGTGTTATTGTTAATTGATAGATCAAAGATAAGAGGTCTAACCGAATTGTGCAATATTTTGAACAATTATTTTTTAAGTTCTTGATCCCGATCAAGTTCCGGCCTCCAGCAGAAACTCGTCGAACAACTGCCCTATAGCTACCCGCTCAGCCTCAATAGGATGCCTTTTCAGCCACTCCTCGAACGCTTCAGCAATGAGCCGGGCATAACGGTCCATCATGCGCTCGACTTCTTCGTGCGTGTAGTATTGCTTATCCTCGAACTCCTCGATTACCTGCTGCCTCATGCATAATAAGGTAACTATTTTTTGCGCTTCGGCTTACCTGCAATATACTGCTGCCAGGCCATTCGTATGAGTTGTTCCGGATCAATTTCAAAAAGGCGCGACATGTGCTCCAATTCCTTCAATGTAAACAAGGCAGGATTTTTTACCAGTCGGCTAAACCGGTTATAATTCATGCCCATCTTGCGATACACGTTACTACGGGGTATATGTTTCCATATCTCAGCAAAGCTTTTAATAAAGCCGGCTGTAATTAATGCGCCGGTTGCCCGAAAACGGTCTTTTGTATCGCGTTTTGCCATGTAGCAAAACAATGGTGTCTTTGCATAACAGCTGACTTTTATACCCGGTTCGTTCCAAAATAGGAACTTAAGTAAAAACAAATTATTACCGAATTGGTAATATTATTATCTTCGGGTTGGCTATAAAATTAGATAGCCACATGTGGTGGTATAGGTATGATAAGGTGCCCGCCTTCGGGCGGTACAATATTGGGATCGATAGCAGCGCCTCTTCCGTATCGCAGGTACACCGTCTGCTGCTTCAGCCCTGGTCTTGTGACCAGGGTTTTTTATTGAAAATCAGGCGGCAAAGATGTCTGCAAGTTGCTCAAGGTGTTCGATTGGGTTCCCGTCCCGGGTACGATTGGGAATCTCACCGATTTTCTTCACGGGGTTGCTAATAGTTAGCAGCCCTTTTTCTTTCAGTTTCTGCACGTTGTGTTCGAATAGCTCGTGTAGACGGGGTGTTCGATAAGTCCCGTTTTCGTAACTCAGCTGCTGGTTGAACACCAGGTTAACGAATTGGTGTTTTTTGTGGAGCGGCATGGCCTCCCAGGCAGCGCGTAAATCAGACATTCGTAATAGTATCTCCTGCAGTTTGTTCCAGTATGCCTTCTCATTAGTATTAGCTGCGGCAAGCTCTCTATATAACCTTGCCTGATCGGATTTGTATTCAGCCATTACTTTATTATAAGCCTCTTCTGAAATATCAGGCCGCCGAAGATACCGCTCCTCAACTGATGCAATGCGGTTTTCTATCGCAGACAGGTCTTTTCTTAGCTGCTCCATCTTCGCCGCCCGTGTTGCGAAATACTCCTGTATCCTCGCAGTTAGCTCGCGCATTACCGCCTCAATTTCTTGCTGATCGAAGGACAGAGTGTCCAGCAGCTCATTGAACTGCGCGTGTAGTCGTGATGCAGGGAAGTTCTCACGATGCTCCTTACACAAGTAGTACCAGTAGTATTTATTTTTTCCCTTACTGTTACCAGCAGTTAGCTTCTTACCGCACCAACAGTGGAGTACGCCGCGCAACGGTACTTCCTCTCTGTTCTGCGCAGTAATCGTTTTTCCGTGTAATTTCTCTTGTGTAAGCCAAAAGTCCTGTTCACTGATGAGTGGTGTATGCAGACCGGACACCAGTTTTGCCGGTGTAGTGCGCGTGGCGGGCACCTTGATCATGCCAGCATAGATAGGGTTTGCAAGAATCCGTTGTATGCCGCTGTTGCCGATATGCTGAAACCCGTGCCGGATTGCCAGTTGGCGCAATCCCGCCAGGCTCATCCCGTTGAGGTACTCCCTGAATATTAGTCGGATGACGAATGCTTTTTCTTCGTCAATAACCAGTATCGGTTTTCCAGCTGCGTCACGGGCGTTTTTATAGCCTCTCGGCGCCATATTGATATGCCGACCGGAGAGATTGGCCTGCACGATACCGGCTTTTGTCCGCTGCCGGATGCGGTGCAGCTCGGACTCTGCCACCATGAATTTCATCGAACGCAACAAAAAAGTGTTGGGGTCGTGGTCGTCCAGGTCCAATGGCTCAGTCACATCACGCACCTTAACGCCTTTGTCCAGGTACTGCTTGATTTTTAACATAGCCTCGGCCATGTTGCGGCTGAACCTGTCGAGATGATAAACGATAAGGTACTGAACACCTTTCAGCTCCTTCTCCAACAGCTGGAACGCCTTACGGTCAAATGTATACGAAGATTGACCGTTGTCGCTGAAGATTTTTATAAGTTTTAAACCGTGTCGCGCGCAATATTCGTTGATTGCGCGCTCCTGTCCCGAGAGGGAGTAGTTAGACTGATCTTCGTCAGATAGCCGTGTATAACCAATAGCGTTCATAAAGGGAAGTTACAAATTCCCGCTAATCCTTCAACCAGGCGACCGCTTTACCGATTGCCGGTTGAAACTTTTCCTTCAACTCATAGTCGATAGACCCGTCACTGTGCCTAACACGCAGGTACTGTACCTGCGCACCGGACAGGTCATTGATCGCTGTGTCATTCAGAAGATAGTAAGAAGTCCAGTAGCTGCCCTTTACGCGTACGTTATATTCAGATACTACAGCTTCAACGGCTGGCAACTTTACCAGTTTGCCATTTGTCAATTTCAGCAGCAATTCGTTTCCCGGCTCAATTACGATCACGTCGAGGGTTCCGGTCAGCGCCGACAATACCAGGAACTGTAGCCCCTTCGTCCTGGCCACGCTAAAGTCCAGGAGTTCGCCAGCCGTGCCACGGAAGCTGGCTTTGCGGTAAATTGTCTGAGCGTTAGACGTGTAGCTGGTGTCGCCTGTGATCTTGTCGATCTTCGTGATTAGCTGCGCGTTGATAGCTGCGCAGGTGAGTAGCAGGCCGACAATAAGCGTTAATTGTTTCATCGTTTAGTGACTATTGTTGTAAAGTTAATTGACAAATCATAAATGCTTAACAACGCTGCGCGGCCCCAATAAGTGTATACCCTATTTCGACAAAAATTTATTTGATGCGAGAAAGTGTAAACGCTATATTAGATGCCCCAACCATCCCGTCCATACCAGGCGCCATCAACCTTCCCCGAAACCGTATTGCTTCAAACCCTAAATCGTATTGCCGTGTTAAAACTCCAACCCGCGCCTTGGTAAAAGCGCCTACCTACCAGCACTGCCAGAAGAGCTTACCTATTATCTTCTCCACCAATATTGTTGTGCTGGCCACGCTATCGTGTGGCCCTTAAACCGTTTTCTTGTAGATGAAACCAAAAGAATCTAACGCGTTGCCTTTGGCGTGCTCTGAATGCCGTCGTTGCTGTCCTTTTGCCGAAGAACCTGGTTTGCGATCTCATTGTTTATTTGTTCTTGAATTTGGTCAGGCTCCAGCCCGCGTGCAAGAGCCTCAACAGATCCGGTATGCTTCAGATTTATCTTTACTAGCGACTCCAGGGTCTTCGATTGGCCATATAGTTTTTCTAAATTAATGAGCACTTGTGCATATGTAGATTTAAAAAACCGATCATTGTCGGTGAGCAGCTCTAGGTATTTCTGCCGGTAGTCTGTTTGGCTACCGGTATCGTCTTTAGTCCCTTTCGAGCCTTGGGGGACCAGTTGTTCGTGTGTTGTTTTTTCATCAACCCCGACGAAAAAATAATCCTCCGGTAGCCCCAAAACAGCAGCCACCTTTCTAATCTTGTCAACAGAAGGCGTTTTTTTCTCCCAATACTGATACGTGCTACGGCTTATGCCCAATTTTTCGGCAACTTCTGAATCCGAAAGCCTTCTCTTAAGTCTCTCAGCCTTAATGCGTTCGTGTATAGAATCGGTTTTTTGCATACGCGTTGCAAAAATATTTTCATCATTTTCGATGAAAAATTTGGCATTGATGAAATTTTCGTCTTATATTCGCTACAGATTGTCAAATGTAACAAAAATTAGCACGAATGAAACTTTCAAGGATAGCATTAATGGCAATAAAAGGCGCTTGCCCTGGCATTGTCGATAAGCTATCGGATGCGGGCTTGGGTAGCAGGATAACAATCTATAGATACATCCGCACGAATGACGATAACCTGACTAAAGCCGTTGCGCTCAAGATCATTCGTGAAGCTACCGGGCTCAGTGATGAACAGATACTGGAGGATGAAGCAGTCAGCAATGTGGGATAACGATCGGGATTATTCGTCGCTAAAGTAATACCCACTTGCCACAATTGCAAGCCCCTAACAAAAAAAATGTCTGAAACGCATTTATAAACTAAAAACGGTCAGTTATGAAAAGAATTTTACTCGCTTTAGGCTTCGTAGCCGCTGTGTATTTTATCAATTATCTGTTTTACTAAGCGCATGAGCAGACCTGTTACCATACCGCAGACAGTGCCGGACGTTGTATTTTTTCGCAACTGGTGGGTAGAGACGTGGTTTCAGATACTGCTTGACGAAGTAGAACAGGAACACAAGCAACTAATTCAACAGGTACAGGACTTAACAGGACAACGGCGGAGGGTAACGCCTCCGCCGATTAAAAAGAATGCAACTGCTTCGAAGGAACAGTAACCGGTCTGGCAACCGGTAAAAGGTTGAAGATGAACGCCAGCACAGTCGGTCTCCTTCGCCGGGCGTGGAAGAAATCTGCAGAGAGCCACACCGCCAATGTGGCGCCGCAACCGATGTGCGCGGCTGCCGGTATCGGGCCTCCCCTCCGGGAGCAGGAGAAGTAGCTCAGTTGGATAGAGCGCTTGCCTTACGCAAGATGACGCCGGTTCGACTCCGGTCTTCTTCACGATTAAAATCCTTCCGATGATTTTACTATTCGTACTCTCATGCCTATGCGCATTGTGTGCTCTAATTCTACTAATTCTATCACTCAAACAGACTAACCGATGGAAGCATTTTTGTCGCACGTACTTGTCATAGCTGTTTTGCTGATGGCGTGGTGGGTGGTTTTTTGGCCCAAGAAAAAGAAGAAGGGGCGTAAGACATATTCCGCTGAAGCCACTGAGCGGTACAGGTTCCGCCTACGCAGTCTGATTGCACAGCTGCATGAATGCGACTCGCTGGAATCAATCACGAATCTATATGAACAGGCAGAGTATCTGTACGGCCACTTTCTCGGTCACGTTCACCCCGGCGACCTGATCGAGCAGTACAACGAGTTTATGCGGAATTTTTCCATGAGAAAGAAACTAATAACTAACATAAGTATATGACCGAAGTACTATTTATCTGCTTCGCTGTGCTGGGTGCGTTCGCCATGACCGTTGCCACGCTGCACGACTCGCGCGAAGCAGTAAACGAGCTATACCGCGAAAAGGACAAGTGATTTATTATGTTTCTGATTTTGTCAGGCACGCCCTGCCGTTTCTACGGCGGGCTTATTTGAAAATCTGTCATCAACATATTGGTTAGGGTTTTAGGGGTTTTTATACCAAAGATGTCCCGGCGTATCTACGTCGGGACCTATTATCAACATATTGTATCGACTGTGATAGGTACCGTGAACCGAACGTGGAAGCAAGGTTTGTGATCTGAGCAGCCAACGGGAGCGAAAAGCGTGAATCACGGCACGAAAGTAATTGACCGCCATGTCTCGCAGTCATACAGCATTACAGCATTAACGTGTTTTTGATTAATGGGATTCTACAATTGACTTCAATATGCGTGCTGAGAATTATGAGAACGTTCTTACGCAGCTGGGTATAGCTTACGCTCCAGGATACGGTTACGGCGACGGCGACGGCTACGGCGACGGCGAGGGCCACGGGCTCAGTTACGGTGACGGTTGGGGCGACGGGTACGGCAACGACGACGGCGACGGTTGGGGACATGGCTTGGGTTACGGTGACGGTTGGGGCGACGGGTACGGCTACGGCTACGACTACTGCTATGTATAACAAAAGCAAGAGAGGCAAAAGAGTAAATATTCACTAACGAGGTAAGAAAAAAGGCAAACTAAAATTATTTTAACTATGACGGCTGAAAATTACGAAAACGTTCTTACGGTACTATGCCTAGGATACGCCCTGGGTTACGGTTACGGCGACGGCGACGGTTACGGTGACGGCGACGGTCATGGCGCACACTACGGCAACGGTTACGGTTACGGTGACGGCTACAGCCAAGGCGACGGTAATGGTTACGGAGATGGTCTCGGCTACGGCGCCGACGAGGGCAATGGCACCGGTTACGGCTACGCATCCGGCTGCGACTATGACTACTGCTACGATCGTTAATCACTTTTAAACATTAAAATTTAAAAACACATGAACATTCAGATTATAATCGCACAGCGCGGATGGGTCTTTGTGGGTGAAGTGAGCGAGGAAGGGGACAAAGTAGTTATTAAAAATGCAAAGAACATTCGCCGCTGGGGTACAACGAAAGGATTGGGTGAGATTGCAATGGGCGGTCCGACGGAACATACCGTTCTGGACGAGATGGGTACAGTTACCTTGCATGCGCTCACCATCGTCGCACGCATCGATTGCGACTCAGGCAAGTGGGGCGTTTGATGAGAAAAATTTAAAATTTAAAAACATGACAGAAAAAAAGCACATCGTATGCTATAGTAAAGGGCATTCATCAGCGTTAGTCGCTATTGAGGTTGCCAGAAAATACGGAACAGAAAATCTGATACTTGTAAATCATGACATAAACCCCAAAATGGAAGATGCGGATATTAAAAGATTTGGCAAAGAGGTATCAGAATTTTTAGGTGTTCCTATCACATACGTAAATTTTGATGGCATCAGTGAGCCTGATAAAATACCTAATCAATTTGAGGTTTGCCTATCAAAAAAAGGATTTAAAGCACCAAACACTTCCGATGCGTTTTGCACTTATGAGTTAAAAACAAAACCTTTTTTTCAGTGGTTAAATTTAAATTACCCTGAGCAAAATTGCGTTGTGTATTATGGTTTTGATGCTAACGAACCTGCGAGAATTGCAAAGAAGCAGGCTATTATGTTGCAAATGGGATGGGATGTTGAATTTCCATTAGCGCATTGGGAGAGAACAATACATAACACAGCAGAAATAGGTATAGAACCTCCGTTAGCTTACTCTGTTTACAAACATGCCAACTGCAAAGGTTGTTTAAAAGCTGGAATGCAGCATTGGTATGTAACATACTGCAATGAATATCCTATTTTTTGTGAAGCAAAACAGGCTGAAAAAACATTAGGATATACAATTTTGAGAAAATCAATAGCAGGAAAGTTGCAACCATTTTCGTTAGAACAGTTCGAGCCAATATTTGAAAAAATGAAATTAGCAGGAGTTCCCGCAAACGAACACTATCCTAATTTCAGGAAAGACTTAAAGGAATACGGTATAGAAGAAATGGAAAAACACATGCCATGCGACTGCATTGTTTAACCAAAGCCCAACCCATCGGCTCTGCCGTGGGTAGTTTACTTAAAAATCTTTTTTTTTCATAGGATAAGGTTTAATGGTAATGGTATTCGATTTACCAAACGGGGGCTTTGTCTCTCATTGCCCCCTTTCTTAAACAACAAAAACAATCTTGAATAAATGACTTCAATAAAAGCACCGGTAAAAGGCTACAAAGTTTTCAAGCCCGACTTTACTTGTCGCGGTTTTCAATTCGCAGAAAATACAGAATACAGGCACGAGGGTGAAATACTTATCTGCAATCAAGGTTTTCATTTCTGTATTAAGCCTGCTCACTGCTTCTCTTACTATGATTTCACGTCTGAAAATATTGTCTGCGAGGTGGAAGGACTGGGTAATATTCAGACGCATGAAAAAGATAGCCTGGTGTGTACTGATTATATCCGTATAGGACGTCGCCTTACGTGGCAGGAAGTGCTTGAGCTTTGTAATGATGGAAAGGATAATACAGGTTTTTCAAACACGGGCAACGGGAACACGGGCAACCGGAACACGGGCGACTGGAACACGGGCAACTGGAACACGGGCGACTGGAACACGGGCTACGGGAACACGGGCTACGGGAACACGGGCAACAGGAACTCGGGCTACAGGAACACGGGCGACTGGAACACGGGCGACTGGAACACGGGCGACTGGAACACGGGCTACAAGAACACGGGCGACTGGAACACGGGCAACGGGAACACGGGCGACGGGAACACGGGCGACTGGAACACGGGCAACGGGAACACGGGCGACTGGAACTCGGGCGACTGGAACACGGGCAACAGGAACACGGGCTACGGGAACATGGGCAACAGGAACACGGGCGCTTTCTGCACCAACGATGCGCCGTTCCACATGTTCAACCAACCATCTGATTGGACCGAAGAGGACTTCATTAATAGTCGCGCTTTTCAGTTAATGCACAAGGATGTTGAGACGAAATTATGGGTACCCGATCACGCCATGTCCGATCAGGAGAAGGCTGATAACCGAGGATGGAAAGTCGCAGGAGGTTACTACAAAGACATTCCTTTTAAAGAAGCATTTAAAAATGCGTGGCATAATTGGAGCGAAAAAAACAGAAAGGCATTTACATCTCTGCCCAATTTTGATCCAGTTGTTTTCGAGGAAATAACAGGCGTGAAGGTGTAAACTTTTTTTCAAGTTTCAAGCAGTATAATCCTACCCCGTTCCCGGGCTGGGCTTTTTAACCCCTAGACACATCACTGCTCTTTATACACAAACAAAAAACATATGAAAAAGCTACTTAGTATAGATGAAATAACAGCGCGGCAGTTATATCCTCAGGCCACAGGTGTGTTGAAAACACTGCTGGAAGAAGCTTTCGGCAAGGGCTTTTTTGATCAAAAAATCACAGACCGTGTGAAGTCCTTCGAAGACGCCTGTGCGGTGCTGGGCGTTTCTCCCGACAGCGTGGTTTTTGCAAGCGACACCGTCGACGAGGAGGCGTATAAAAAGCTTAAAGTGATTGTTCGTGCGCTCAATGAAGGGTGGGCGCCAGATTGGGATCACCCTGAATTAATATACTATCCCGTATTCTATTTTAGTTCACTTGCTTTCAGGTTCGATAGGGTTGCAGAGCACTGCCGGTATTCCCCTTTCAGCTCCCACCTTGTGTTCAGATCGCCGGAACTCGCCAAGTATGCCGCACATCAATTCGCCGATCTGTATTTCGCTTATATGCTTGCGTAACATTACGAATTACAAACACAAAAACGATAAACATGAACATTAACGTAAACGTGAACCTCAGCGCGACACCGGAGCTACTCGCTGTATTAAGCGCACTGGTGGGCGGCTCTCCGACAGACACAAAGAAAAACGGCACTAAGGCAGACAAGGTGCCGCCTGTGCCTGTATCGTCGCCTGCTGAAACACCAGTACTTGTCCTAAACAATACGCCAACAACGGTAGCAGCCGAAGCAGAAGTTGATGAGCTGGACAGCAGCGTGACAATCGAGATGGTCCGTGAGGCGGTTCAGGCTAAATCGCTCGCCGGAAAGAAAGAAGCGGTTAAGAATCTGCTCACCGCCTTCGGCGTACAGCGCGTCACTGCCCTGAAGCCGGAACAGTATGCCGAATTCTTACAAAAAGTAAATGCGTTATGAGTAACACTGCACACGCACTGCTGTCGCCATCATCGGCGGAACGCTGGCTGAGCTGCACGCCATCCGCGCGGCTGGAACAACAGTTCCCCGACGCGGCTGGTCAGGCAGCTGAGGAAGGCACGCTGGCACACCGACTGGGTGAACTGCTGCTGCAGGTACACCTAAAACGCATTAAAAAATTCCAGTACGAACAAGAACTGGAGAAGATTAAACAACACCCCCTGTATGACCTCAGCATGTTCAACTACTGTGAGAGCTATCGGGACTTCGTGCTGGAACAATTTCACGACGCACAAGCACATACGAAAGATGCGCAGTTGTTCCTGGAACAGAAGGTCGATCTGACAGAATTCATCCCGGAAGGCTTTGGCACCACAGACGCCACCATCATTGCCGACAACACCATGACGGTAATCGACCTGAAATACGGCAAGGGTGTACCGGTCAGCGCGGTAGAAAACAAGCAGGAGATGACCTACGCGCTCGGCTCACTGGCAGCCTATGAACATATATACGACATCAACACCGTGCGCATGATCATCTACCAGCCGCGCATTGACAACATCAGCAGCTATGAGATCAGCGCCACTGACCTGAAGGCGTGGGCAGAGAGTGAGCTACGGCCGAAAGCGAAGTTGGCGTATGATGGGCTGGGCGAATTCCAACCGGGTAAGCATTGCAGGTTCTGCCGCGCACGTGGTATCTGTAAGGCAAACGCTGATCACAACCTTGAGATCGCTAAGTATGAGTTCCGGGACGGCGATCTGCTGAGTGATGAAGAGGTGGCAGACATACTGGACCGGGCGAGCGCCTTCAGCACCTGGCTGAAGTCCGTGCAGGACTTCGCACTGAACCAGGCGGTGGTTCACGGCAAGAAATGGCCTGGCTGGAAAGTAGTGGAGGGCCGTAGCAACCGTAAGTACAGTGATGAAATAGAAGTGGCCAAATTGCTGCAGGCACAGGGCTATACAGAAGAACAAATCTTCGAAAAAAATGTGCTCGGCATTACTAAGCTTGAGAAGGTTATAGGCAAGACTGCGTTCAACGCCCTGCTCTCTCCACTCATCATCAAGCCAGCGGGCAAACCGACGCTGGCGCCACTGTCCGATAAGCGGCCTGAGTACAACAGCGCTGAAGCGGCAGCAATCGACTTCAGTGATGCAGATGTGTGATGTTTTAATCCGTACCACTACTTTAAAAAAATGTATTCACGATTAAAAAAACGACAACATGGCAACAACGACAACAGCGCCCAATCCGGCGCAATCAACGAAGGTGGTCACTGGCGTGGTGCGTTTCAGCTACGTACACGTGTGGGAGCCCACCGCAATCGAGGAAGGAGGCGAAAAGAAGTATTCTGTTTCCCTCATTGTCCCGAAAAGCGATAAGCAGACAATCGCGCGTATTAACGCAGCGATTGCCGCTGCCAAAGAGCAGGGCAGAAATACAAAATTCGGCGGTAAGATTCCCGCAAATCTAAAAACACCATTACGCGATGGCGACATCGACCGGCCCGACGATGAGGCTTATGCGAACTCTTATTTCATCAATGCCAGCTGTAAGACAAAGCCTGGCATTGTGGACAAGAACACGCAACCGATATTGAATCCGGACGAAGTGTACAGTGGGTGCTATGGCCGGGCATCGATTACGTTCTATCCGTTTGACAAGGCAGGCAACCGTGGCATCGCTTGTGGCTTAAACCACCTGCAAAAGTTGAAAGACGGTGAGCACCTGGGTGGCCGCAGCACGGCTGAAGCGGACTTCTCAGACGACTTCACGTTTGAAGAAGACGACGATCTGTTCTAACGAATCGCGGGGCTGGCAGTCAACACGACAACGCGTTACGGTGAGTTTTTACGCAAAAAAATCCAGCCCCGTATTTTTTTTCACTTCCCAGTCAAGCACTATGGCACAACGCATACAGCAATTTTTCGAAAAAATGGACGCACATAAGTTGCTGCGCTGCATAAAACGGCATGAAGAATTGCTGTCCGTAGAGCGGCAACCAATGTCGTCTACGGAATTAAGTTTATCCATAGCACGAGCAATCTATAATCAAAAACGAAATCAAAATCAAAATGCGACCACTGCACAAAATCGCAAAACCGCATAAGGTGTACGAGACCTTTAAATACGTAATGGTCCATAACGGTTTCATATATGCCTGTGACGGCTTTATGGCTGTTAAAATCCCTACTTCCGAGATTTTCTGCGCGGCGTGTATACCTGACAACGAGAAGCTGTTCTTCCTCGGAACCGAGTGGCGGGCAGCGAAGATGGATAAAGCAGTAACCTACCAGCGCGATGGAATGTATTTCACCGCGCTCGATAAAAACAATAACAGGCTCGGAATTGTGGAGGCGTACAGGCCAGACGGTTCACCCGAAGGCTTATGGAAGCAGCTTGAAGGGTTTTTTAACGACCCCTTGCCAACTGTACCGACTGCTGAGATCTTCGTTGACGCTGAGGCGTTAAGCATACTATCGGAAGTGCTGGGATCACCGCTTATAAAAATCGATTATAGGGGCGACAAAAAAAGCATGCTTGTCACTTGTAAGGCGAATAATTCTGTCGGGCTTATACACCCTCTTGCACCATGGCAGCAAAACACAACTTCTACAAAACCTGCACAACAATAAAGCCCAAATCCCCCAAATCCCCAATGGAGCTACTTGCAATTGATATAGAAACCTATTCGTCGAACGACCTGCTGAAGACAGGCACACATAAATACGTAGAAGCAACAGACTTTACTGTGTTGTTGTTCAGCTACTCGATCGACGGCGGTCCGGTACAGGTGGTAGATCTGGCGCAAGGCGAAGATTTACCCGACGATGTGTTTGAAGCGCTCACTGACCCACGCGTGGTCAAGACGGCGTACAACGCCTTGTTTGAACGCGTCTGCCTCAGCACCTTCTTCATGATCGACCTGCCGGCGGAACAGTGGGAATGCACGATGGCAAAAGCCAGTCAACTGGGTTTGCCGCTATCGCTCGATGCAGCTGCCAAGGCGCTCAAACTCGAACAGGAAAAATCAGCTGCCGGTAAGGGCTTGATACGGTACTTCTGCGTACCGTGCAAGCCTACAAAAACGAATGGTGGCCGCACACGCAACCTGCCGCAACATGCACCAGAGAAGTGGGAAGCGTTCAAAGCCTATTGCGCACAGGACGTTGTTGTAGAACAAGCCATTCGGGAAAAGATCAGCTGGTTCGAGCCGACGCCTACGGAAAAGAAACTGTGGGTACTTGATCAGTGCATCAACGACAGTGGCATCCTGATCGACCCCGTATTCGTGAAAAACGCTGTCCGGATGGACACGGCATATCGCAAGCGGCTATACGAAGAAGCTGTGCAATTGACAGGACTTAGCAATCCGAACAGCGCGTCACAGTTGAAGCAATGGTTGACGGAGGAGATAGGAGAAGAAGTGACATCGCTAACGAAGACAGTTGTACCAGACTTACTTAAACAGGTCGACTGTGGTCGTGTAAAACGGGTGCTGGAGATCAGGCAGGAGATGGCTAAGACATCCGTGAAGAAGTACATGGCTATGGTGAACGCGGTATGCCGGGACAATCGTGTGCGCGGATTGCTGCAGTATTACGGCGCCAACCGGACAGGTCGCTGGGCCGGCCGTCTCGTGCAGGTACAGAACCTGCCGCGTAACGAGATGAAAGACCTGGACCTTGCCCGTCAGATCGTGAAAAACGGTGACCTGGAACTACTGGAACTGCAATTCGGCAATGTGCCCAACACCCTGTCACAGCTGATCCGCACAGCGTTTGTTGCAGCACCCGGTCACCGGTTTATCGTAGCAGACTTCAGTGCTATTGAAGCAGTAGTGATTGCGTGGCTGGCTGGTGAAAAATGGCGCATGGAGGTGTTTAGGACGCACGGTAAGATATACGAAGCTTCAGCAGCGCAAATGTTCAAAGTCCCGATCGAATCAATTACGAAGGCTTCGCCACTGCGGCAGAAGGGGAAGGTAGCCGAGTTGGCACTGGGCTATCAGGGCGGCCCCTACGCGCTGATCAGCATGGGCGCGCTGCGCATGGGTATTGAGGAGGAAGAATTACCGAAGCTGGTGGCCATGTGGCGCCAGGCGAACCCGGCAATAGTCCGGTTGTGGAACACGGTGGGTGCGGCTGCTATGCAAGCCGTTCAGGACGGCATTACCGTGAAAATCCAGCACGGCATACTGTTCTTCACACAACACAATACGCTGTTCGTCCGGCTACCCAGCGGCAGGATGCTGTGCTACTCTCAGCCTCGCATACGCACCAACGAACGTGGCATGCAGTCGTTGTGTTATGTCGGTGTTGACCAGACAACAAAAAAGTGGGAGTTGACCGATACGTATGGTGGGAAGCTGGTAGAGAACATTGTACAGGCTATTGCGCGTGACCTGCTTGCAGAAGCCATGTTGCGCCTGGACGATGCAGGCTACAAGATCGTCATGCATGTGCATGATGAAGCAGTGATGGAGATGGCCGAAGGCAAAGGAAGTGTTGAGGAAGTGAACGACATAATGAGTAAGCCAGTCAGCTGGGCACCAGGGTTGCCGCTCCGGGTTGACAGCTACGAGACTGCTTACTATAAAAAAGATTAACACTTATAGAAAACAGAACAATGGAAGAAGCAACAGGAATAACGCTACAGAATAAACGCAAAAACGGTTTGTGCGTTGTTAGATTCTGCCGTAATAGTGCACACCACGGCAGCAGATATTGCTGCAAGCACCGGCGGCAGCGGCAGAAGGAAACAAATCCTGTGGGTTACTACTTCGACGTGCTGCGTCAGAACGCCAAACGGCGCGGCATTCCGTTCCTCCTAACGAAGAAGGAATTCGCCTTGTTCTGCAGCCAAACCGGCTACATTCAGCTGAAGGGCAGACATAGGTATTGTGCCAGCATCGATCGCATAGACGCGGCAAAAGGTTATGTAGCAGGTAACCTGCAGCTACTTACGGTCAGTGCAAACGCTTCGAAAGGCGTTAGGGAGCGGTGCACACGTAATGCGACCGGATGGCGGCCAGCTGAAGTGGAGGCTTTTTAAAAACGCCACCACGGGAAACTGCAGCAAACGCTTAATTAAAACAAACCTAAAAACCAACAGTATGTGCATTGAAGTATTAAAGGGTAAAACCCTGGATAAAATCAGCCGAAGAGACAATAAAATAATCTTTACCACATCGATGGGGCGGCAATTTAAAATGTATCACGAACCCGAATTCTGCGAATCCGTAGAGGTGGAAGGCATTGCCGGTGATCTTGACGACCTGATCGGTTCTCCTATTATAGTTGCTCACAAAACAAGCCATCACCTTAACACGGGTCTGGGTTCCGCCACCTATACCTTCTATCATCTCGCAACAAGGCAAGGTTCGGTTACAATTCAGTGGCGCGGATGTTCGAACGGTCGGTGCTCGGGAGGTGTGGACTTCGTAGAAATCGAAGCGGAATTCAATGCGTTGCAGGAACACGAACACGAAGACTAAGTATTAA